GCGACCGCCTTTAATGTGAACGCCACCTTATCAGTCGCCACAAGTGACTCTGATCCTGATTTATCAGTATCAGCTACATATACAATTAATGATGGCTCTGGTGGTGCAGGCAACATAATTACAATCACAAAGACATCGCATGGTTATTCTGTAGGAAGTCTTGTAACTTTAGATTTTACTTCTGGAACTGGTGTTGATGGTGACTATATTATTCAATCTGTACCAAATGCAAATACATTTCTTTTGACCTCTGCAACTTCTTTAAATACAAGCGGAAACTGCACCTATTCAGCAGAATTTGAACCATATCAAAAGTTTGTAAATGGAACATATATTGCAAGAGGTTTTAAATTTAAATGTGATCTCTTATCGACTGACCCTGCCCAATCAATAGAAATAGATCAGCTAGGATATTTTGCTGAATTAGATAGCAGAACAGAAACAAGTCTTGGTAATGCAGCCGCTTCAAGCGGTGGATTTATAGCAAGCGGTACTTCTACAAAGTCTGTAACTTTCACAGATAGTTTTTTTACAGGTCAGTCAGGAACAAGTGTAGCTGCTAATTCTGTTTTACCTTCAATAGGTATAACAATAGAAAATCAATCATCAGGAGATTTCTTCGTTTTATCTAATATTTCTGCAACAGGTTTTGATATAGATATTAAAAATGGATCTAGTCATGTAAACAGAAACTTTAAATATTCAGCTACAGGCTTTGGACGTGGTAGTTAAGAAATGCTGTTCGACTTGGATTTTTATAAGAATACAAGTAAAATGAGTTTAAATATTAATTTATTTTTATTTGTTATTACTTAATGCTTGTAATTTACTTTTAAAAATATAATTAAATAACTTTCAAATCCATTGGTATAACTAAGATGTCTCCACAACATGACTATGTGATCGATAATTCCACAGGCTCGAATGTCCGTTCAGACATCAATAGCGTTTTACAGGCAATAGCAAGCAATAATTCTGGATCGTCAGCACCAAGTACAACTTTTGCTTTGCAATTTTATGCTGACACGACAAATAATTTTTTAAAATTAAGAAACGCTGCAAATAATGATTATGTAAATTTATTTACCTTAGCTGGTGGTGTTGCTGCTTATGCTGATAGTAATTTTCAAGCAGATGTAACTTTTACAACAGCGAACGGGAATAATATTGTATTCGATAAATCAGAGAATAGATTTCTTTTCAATGATAATACAAAAGCTGAATTTGGAACAGGTGCGGATTTAAAAATTTATCATAGTGGTGCGGCAAGTATTATTGCTAATTCTGGAACTGGTGATTTATTCCTACAAGATGATGGTAACGTAATAATTGGAAAGGTTAGTAATGCTGAAGTAGGGATAAAAGTTATAGGTGACGGTGCAGCAGAACTCTATTTCGACAACACAAAGCGTTTTGAGACTACAAGTACAGGAGTTTCTGTAACTGGAAATATGTTTATACCTGATGGTTCAACTAATGATAACAAAGTCACTTTAGGAACAGGTGGAGATTTGAATCTTTACCATACAGGAACAGACTCGTATATAGAAAACAAAACTGGTGATCTTTATATATCAACTACAAACTCTGGTGATGACATTATTTTATATTCTCTTGATGATGTACAAATTCAAGTACAATCTGGTGAAGATGCAATTAAATGTATTGGTAACGGAGCCGTAGAAATATACCATGATAATGTAAAGAGTTTAGAAACTATTTCGACAGGCTGCTTAATACAAAAAGATGGCTCTTCTGTCAATGCTGAATTATTTATTAAATCTACAAATGGCGGGCAATCTAAAATACAATTAGAAGCTGGCGGAAATGCAGGGGGTGGAGTTAGTAGGGCAACTAGAATAGATTTTGTTAATACAGAAGCAGGTTCAAGCTCACAATGGACACTTATAAATGACTTTCAACAAGATGGAACTAATGATTTTAGACTTGCGCATGGTTCTGAAAAAGCAATTGTAGCTTTTCGTGATGCAAGCGTTGAATTGTATTATAATAATGCAAAAAAACTCGCTACATTTAGCAATGGAATAATAACTCAACACGTTCAACCAGACGCAGATGATGACCACGATGTAGGTTCTGCTTCAAATAGATTTGATAATATTCACGCATCAAATGGAACAATTCAGACTTCAGACAGAAATGAAAAAGAAAATATTTTAACTAGCGATTTAGGTCTTGATTTTATAAATAAACTTACACCTGTATCTTTTAAATTCAAAAATAAAACAAGAACACATTATGGACTAGTAGCACAAGATATTGAAACTGTTATAACAGATTTAGGCAAAACAACTACTCAATTTGCTCCATTAATTAAAGAAACCATAGAAAATGGCACAGAAAGATATGGTTTAAGATATACAGAATTACTTAGCCCACTTATTAAAGCAGTACAAGAATTATCAGCTAAAGTTGCAGCGTTGGAAGCATCTTAATATAATACGTTTACATATATATTTTTTATGACTCCACAGGAACTACTAAACGAAACACAGGCACAACTTGAAATCGATATTGCAAAACGTAACCAGTTAGGGCAACAAATACAAACATTACAAAATGAATTTAATCAGTTATCAATAAATATAAATGCAAATCAAAAGGTATTAGAGGTATTACAAAAAGTTGATGGTGTCGAATTACTTGAAACAGCGTAATATATAAGAAAAGTATTTAAAAATTATGGCGATTACTTACATTTGGGAAATCAACGGCACTTGCTCAAAACGTGATGTATCTGACGGATATTTTACTAATGTTGTCTATCGTGTAAAAGGCATGGATGGATCACAAGAGAAGGCAAGACGCACAGGTGAAATTAGATTTACAAAGCCAGAATCACTACCATCTGATTTTATTGGTTTCGATACTTCAGCTAAAACACCTAATGAAGCAACAATGATCGGTTGGGTTAAAGATAGTATTGGAACTGATGAAGTTACTGCTATTGAAGCAAGTTTAAAAGCTGAAATTGATTTAATTAATACACCAGTGCAGACAACAGGTGTAGCTTGGTCATAAAAATAACTGACCAATAGATATTGAAAATAATATAAAAACGATTATTATTGAGCTTTATTCTTTTTAATAATGCTTAAAAAAGTACTAACAATAGCTACCGCTTCAGCACTATCTACACCTGCCTTTGCTGGTTTTTATGTAAATGTTGAGAACAATGGTTCTTACACAGGTAAAGATTTCACAGGATCTGGTACTGACTTACATCTTGGATATGAGAATGGTAATGCCTTTGGTAGCTATTACATTCAAGGTGGTGCGTATCTTAACAACCCAGATGGTGCAGATTCAGAAACAAACTTCTCTGGTAAAGTTGGTGGTACTGTAGTTGCATCAAAAAATATTGATGTTTACGGAGAGTTTTCTATAGTGACTGACGATACCAACAGCTATGGAAGCAAAATCGGGCTTAAGTATAAATTTTAATTTATTGGCTTTGCGTTCATTGTACGTGTCATAACAGACATTGTTAGATATAAAGGCAGTATTGTGGGCAAAATAATCAACATACTTATAATTGAAGCATGTCCTATTGCCCTCAGTATTGCATCTTTAACCATGACTTTTTCAAAAATTGCAAATATATTGTCAATTATCTCATTTGTGATGGTAACTGCAATGAGTGTTTCAGCTTACGTAGCAATACGTTATATGCAGAGTCCAGAATTTGAAAGGACATTAAAAAACAAACTTATGGGTGATTTAGAGAAAAAATTACCTAGCGTTATGAAAAATACTTTGCCAGAAACTACAGGAATATCTATACCAAAAACTAAATGAAAATAATAATTTTATTGATCTTATGTTCTATTTCTTCAACCAAAGCGTGTAGCCTTCCATTAAACGGAAATCGTGCCATTTGTCCTTCAGATGGTTTCTTAAAACCAAAGATCAAACAGACGAAAACTAAATTTATAGAAAAACCAATTTATAATCAAGATTTCAGCTGGAGAGAAAATCCTTATTTAAAAAATACTAAAATTAAAAAAATACAAGAAAATAAAACTTTAGTAAAAAAAATGTTAAATGAAGCAATCGTAAAATATGCCAGAAATAAAGATTCTTGATATAAGTGTTATACAAATACCAAAGATAAAACCATGGCAGTTTGAAGTTCCAGTTATTAATAAAGTTCCAAAACCGATTATTAATTATGCTGGCTGTGTAAAAGTTCACAGAAATAATTTAATAAATTTAATTGATGTTGATGAAAATGGCACAGTTATTAAGTGCGGTGTAAAGATGCCAAGTTATGAGCCTTTGCAATGGACTCCTAATAGCTTTGTATATTCAACACCACCGCAAAATACTAATATCTCACCACCTTCTTATATGGAGGCACAAATGCCAGAAATACCAAAAAAGAAAAAAGAAAAAGAGTTTTTTATACCTTGCCCAGATCCAGAGTCACCATTAAGAGTTGGATCATTTGCCAATGATGATCGCATAGAAAAGATAAAGTCGTTTTACTACAATGAGGACAAGACCAAATGCCTGATTGAATGGGAGGAGGTTACTTATTATGAGAAACTTATACCTTCAATCGGTCAGTTTACTAGCGTTTTTACTCTTGCTTTGGTTGGCTGCTCTGCTCCCATTGTTCTTAATTTAGTCAAGCCATTAGTCAAGAAAGCCGTTGCTAAATTACAGAAACCTAAGGATACTAAGACAAGCAAGGAAGAATAAAGGTGGCTTATAGGCGATTCTGAGAGGGTTATTTTTTATTTTCTGGATATATTTTGTGTGTATGTGGTATGACTTGCCCCATCTTTGCTTGTACCACAACATCTTTACAGATTTCATAATATGGAGAATCCACAGAAAACGATATTCCACTAAGTTTGAGTTCACCGCAATTTTTAAGCCTTGCCAATTCGTGATCTAATCGCATATTTGCAAGCTTTTGTTCTCTTATCTTTTGTTCAGTAGAACTAGACCTTAAACAATTATTTTGAAATTTATTTGATAATGGTATTGAAAAAGTTGCAGCAATACCAAAATTAACCCCTAATGAATCCCTGTTCGCAGAATAGTTTTCCTGATCGTATAAAATCTCACCAGCATTAGTTAGGTTTCCATTGTCATCTGTTGCCATGTTATAAACAGGGGTTGTATATCTTAAGTCCTGTGGTCTTTTTTGGTTAAATGTAGAAGTTATAAAAGGTGAAATTGTGAGCATACTGGTCTGACAGACAACACCATTTCCATATTGATTTTCTATAAGATTTCCATTTAAAACCTGTACAGCCTGATTTGAAACTGCTGATGAACTTTGTGCCACTGGCGCAGATGTTTGAGACACATTAGCAAATACTGGTTGCCCCAAAAGGCTTGCTATCACTGGGAAAATATAGTAGTAGTCTCGGTTACGGACTCTGAAGTTATCTGCCTTGAAAGGTCGGTTATTCGACTTACCGAGGGTTGTTTGTACACCTCTGTAAATTGGAACGCCCCACCAGCTTGATTTAACTTGTAATTTGGTCTGCTGTTTAGATCTACTTGTTGCCATGTATATGTTTCACCATTTAATGTTTGTTGTAAATCAGTATATTGAGGATTGATAGACTCGCCATCAGTAGTGACACCAGCCCCAGATACCGAGTAAGTTGACCCAGAAAATTCAATAGTGCGGATCTGTTCTGAAATATTAGTCGTTGTCCGAGTGGTGCTTGAAGCTGACCCCTGAGTAAAATTTGGAACCACTGGCATTGCATATATAGGACTAGATAAAAACAGAAAAGAATAAACAAACCATTTCATCAATCCATTATGCTTAATTCTGTGACAAATTGACCTACGCAACTAGTTCCCGCTCCACCCGCTACGCAAGTATTTGTGGAATTTGAAACTGTTGTGCCGCTTAATGATCCAGCCACACCTCCACTGTAAGATGTGGTTTTTGATAATACAGGAAGATCTGTTATGACCCCTGCTGTAACATCAACACCGCTTCCAACTGAATAAACGTCATCACCTTCCAAAAAAGATTCTTGAAATGTCATGGCAGAGCCTACAGTGTGCATTTCATATGTGCCATTTGTCATTGTTGGTGCTGATCCATTACTGCCAGCAGTCAAACCGCCAAAAGATGCACTATCAGAAACTTTAATATTTGATCCAGAAACACTATATGTACTTGCACCACGCTCACCAACTGTATAAGCTCCATCAACAGTTAATTGAATACTATTCGTCATTTTATGCACAACGTCACCAAAAACGGCTGAAGGGAGCATAAAACAGGCAATAAGTAGCAGTTTTTTCATTTAATACCCACATTATTGTTCTTATTATCTACTATAACGTCTTTTTTGTTGTTATTTCTATTACCTTTAATAGATAAACCAAGCGAAGCGGTAGAAGCTGAAAAAATACTTGCAATAAATGTCGGGTCAAAATCTACAATCTTTTTTCCGTCTGCTGGTTCATAATAGCTCAAACTCAAAAGCGTGGCCGACCAAATCAGAATACAGATTTTAACAATGGTTTCGACTTTGCTTGGTTCTTGATCTTCCATAAGAGGTAACTACCTAAATGTGTGAGGAGATAGCGTTTTAAGGCTGATATAGGTAGTTAGCCAAAAATAGCAAATATTGGTATGTTTGGAAAGAAACATATTAGAAAAATGACAGCTTTATTAAAACCATTACTTTTAAATTTTGCTAGAAGTGTGAGTCTTAGGAAATTATGTCTGGAAATCCTACGCTATTGCGTAGATAAAACTGACAATGATATTGATAATTCTTTGGTTGATTTGTTGGAAAGTAAATTATTTCCAGTTAAATGACACAAGAAAGCTTTTTCAATATAGAACTTGAAACACCACCACCAGAACTAGAACTTTCTGTTGAGATGAGATGCAGAGAAGTTATGAACAGTAAAAACTTTGATGAGGTAAAAAAATATTGCATACATTTAATTAGATACCAAATGAAACAGGATGTATTCTTGGCGGGTATGCTGGGTCGTCTAGCAGAACTTGAAGCATTACACGTTATAAAACAAACAAGAAAAAAAACATTATGGAAAAGACTTAAGGCTGTGTTGAGCGTGTTCAGATAATCTTCCATCCTCCCAGAAAACTTTGTAATAATACTGATCAACTCCTAATTTATTTTTCCTAGTAAAAGCTTCTCTAACTGTGCCAAGATACTGTTTATATTTGCCAGCAGAATATCCGATTGTATGGTTTCTTTTTACAGATTGGTTGATTTTAAATTTTTGTCCTACTGGCATTTTGAATTTTCGTAAGATTTGATTTCTTTTGCGGTAAAATCTTTTACCTGTAATTTTGGTATTTTATTTATCTCATAATTATGTTTCACAATTGCAGTCCTGATATGGTCATTGACCCAATTCCCATCATTTACGGTTAGGTCTGCTCTTGAATCTTTGGTAATATATATTTTATGATCCACTCCACGAAGTTCAACATCAAGTAATAATCTTACTAAGTTTTTTCTTCTGTTTTCTTGCAAAAATTTTAATTTTTTTCCAGATGGATGTTCTTCTCTTTTCATTTTCTAATTCATTAATCCGTTTCTTAATAGCATCATATCTGACACAATATTCTTTCTTATTCATGTTTTCAAAAAAATACTGTCTTTCTAATTCAGCAAGTTGGTGCTGGTAGTTTTCTATTAGTTTTTCTGTGTCCATAATTCAATGAGTCGTTCTAATTCAGCAATTCTTTTCTTTGCTGCGGTAATCTTTTCGGCTGTTGTCATAAATAAAAAAGGGGCAAAATGCCCCTATAACTTAGGCTGGGATCGCTTCAAAGTCTCTACTTCTTACTGGTAATGTGAAATT